TTTGCTTACGAATAGCAGCTGGTAGTTTACGCTCCGTTTCAGCTGCTTCTAAAAACAGATCATCGAGCTGACTTACATCGGGTTTATCCACAGACAATTATCCAAAAGAAAAAAAAATGATCTATATATGATAATCATAAGCACTAATCAAAAGAGCTTATTGATGGCTCTTTTGAACGTGCTTTAATGTACTGATGATTAGCGCTTATCATAAGCGCTTATGATATATGGTGATGCGGCTACGCCGATTTTAAAACCACGATTCTAAATGCGTCAATCCCCTATTTTATCAACATTGCTGTGTAGACCAATGCTATGCTTTCTGATGCTGTGGCGGCGAAACTTTTTTAGCTTTTATTTTTTCAATGTCCATAATTTGATCCAGCAAACCCTTGGTTAAACTCTGATCGTATGGATCTAATAAACGAAACATACGCACTATTTCTGATACCGTATCGACCTCTTTATCCATCACTATTCCCTAAAATCGTTTTCATGCGGAAGGCTACTCTGCGTAGCTCTTTTTCCATCTCTGGCTCGATAAACCCCGAAAATAATGGTCTTCTGTCTTTGGCTTGCACAGCGTCACCAGCGATCAACGAAAATGTCTTATCCCTGGCTGACAGCTCAAAGGTAATATGACCCACTGTGATGCGCTCACGCTGCGTGTCTGGATGCCTACGCTTTGCTTTGAGTGTGTGCGTACTCATAGATCCTCGCTCAGTATGTCATCGAGGATCATAGGAACCTTGCCCGTGCCACTGCACACTGGACACTCGACATACTCTTCCAGGCCATCGCCGTATTTAAACTCGACAGGCCATTCGATATAAAACGGCATCGATCTCTTGCCGCGACCACGACAGTGTTTGCATTGAATGAGGATCTCATCATTCATTTACCACCCGTAGCTTAATCAGTGGCCGTAAGAACGCCTCGACATCATCAACGGATCTGCACAGCGCCCACCTAAACCCAGCATCAACTAATGCATCACGCATACGCCGCTGGTTGTCGTTCATAGATCCGCGCTTTGCTTTAAGCTCGATAAACAATGCCTCGTTCACGCCGCTGGTGGTGTCGGTCATTGGCACAAAGATTTCCAGGTCAGGCCAGCCGTATTTCGTACCTAATTTTTTTAGACGGTTTATGTAATTTATGTGACGCTTGCCCTCATTTGGACTGTGATGATACACACAATTTATAGGTAAAGTTACATCTAAATAACTGACAACTTGATACTGAAGCTGATCCTCGGTCATAAGTCACGCACCAGGTAAAAGTCATTGGGCATCACTGCGCTGTTAGTAAGCAGCATTATACGATCCATATACTTCGGACTAGGTATAAGCCTGTCTTTACTGGTGTGTCGTAAACACCAGCGCCTCGCAATAGTTGCATGTGTAGCACCTAATGCGTGGGCTAGCTCTGCGTACGTCCAACCCTTTTCCAACCTAAACTGTTCTAACGTCATACTCAAAAGTATGAATTATTTGACATGATTGTCAATTCTGATATTCGTGAAAAGTGTATTGACGGAAAGCGACAAATAGCGGAGAACCAAAATGATTTTACAAAAACAATCGATGGTAAATATGAGTAACAATCTCGCTAATTGTGTCGAGCTATCTGGCATGACAAATAACGAAGTAGCAGCCGCAAAAGGGGTCACACCAGAAACATTACGCCGACACAAAAATGGCAAGATCCAAATGACGATAAGAGATGCTGAACATTATGCCAGAATATTAAATGTTTCGATTGCAGAAATTTTATTTAAGGAAGCACCGATTCCCGTAATTGGATCAAATATAATCCAAAAAGAATCAATCGAACGCACCCTTCACACACCCCAAAAGTATGAAGTTTACGGACTTACGAACCATGAAGTAGACCGCGCCGCAATACTTTGGGAAATAGAAAAACCTTATACTGGGCAATTCTATGATTGGGATGGAGCTGTGCAAACTTGTAAGCTTAAACCTATTGTGGATAAGTATGTCGATCAAGATTGCTTTCAGCATATAAGTGTCGTCAAAAGTAAAACACCATTTCCATCTCAAGAGATTGATCAAAAGGGAAAACCAACACAACTCACAGCTGGCGTTGTTTATCCACAACCGCACGGTCTGTTTACTGTGCATAACGGAAAGTTTGGCCACACATATACAGACCTGGATCTCGAATGGGCAGCACCAACTTTATCAGTGGTTTTTCGCCCTGATCTCGTCGGTATTATTATCAAAAAAGTAGGTGAATAAAAAATAATTCATAAACCCTATGGACGTTAAACGTCCTATATGGCAACGTAAGACATTGCATTGCACAACGCATTGTCATGGGGGTTTTACATATGGATCTTACAACGCCAGACTGGGCGAAGCGTCACAACTATTTTCATCACAGCAATCCGCGCTCAAAAGACAGAGCCAAAAATATATTTGAAAAGGCTGTGGTACGCCCACAAGTTACATGGGCAAAATCAGTGCTAGATAATCCGCACGAAGAACAGCACCACGATAAAGCAAACAAGATCCTGAATACATTTACCAAAAATCGAGGTAGCGCAAACATGGCAGCTGGTAGGGCTGTCCAAGATGCAACAGATCTACATTTGATACCTGATCAATTCGGTACAACGCTGTCACTTGTCGAGGCCATACACGTTGCCCAGGACAATTTGCATAAGTACAAGCCCAAAGATTACAATGCGACCGTCAGAGAGGCCGACACAGCGCGCAAAGAACACTACATCGATGAGATAGCGAAGGTTGTGGAACACGCTGCCCTGGGGCTGCAAGAGGCTATGAAAAGCGATAACAGGCTTATTGGTGAGACAGACTACAAAGCCACACTGCCAGGCAACGCCCTACCCCACAACACACTGCCAGACTACGGACGGCGTGGGGATCTAAAAACAAAATGGTCATCGCCGCATCACAACGCCAAAGATCCTACAACAACAAAATGGCGCAAGGCATCACTGCCAAGCTCACTAAGCAATATGTTTGATATGAACAATGTTTACCAAGCAGCTGGCTTTTATGCGCTTAATGGTAGGCAACCACCGTTCCTGGTTTACGCAAATGCATACGACTATAAAATTTTTAATGAACACAATGCACCAGAGTTAAAGCCAGACTTTCTTGAAGAAGTTATTCGAGACATTGCAATGCATCACAAGACAACGGAAAACATACTGCAAGCAGCGCACTACACAGAGGATCTGTTTGGTCTGTGTGACCCTGACTTTAATCAGATTTATTGGAACGAACCACCAGCCTATTTGAGCCAGGCTAAAAAAGCATGGGGGCTAGAAGTATGAGCAACAAAGAAGCCATAGCTGCGCTGGCCACAGCACAATCACAAATGAGAACGCCAAACAAAGATGCCATAAATCCACATTACGGTAATCGATATGCAAGTTTAAAATCATGCATCAGTGCCATAAAACCAGCTCTCAATAAAAATGGTTTTGCGCTAATCCAAAGCGCTGGCAGAGATGAGTTGGGTGATTTTATTCAAACAACTTTTGAGCATACATCTGGCGGTTTATTTAAAAGTAAATTTTATTTGTCGCCTGATAAAAAAGGTATGCAAGGGATGGGGTCAGCAGCCACTTACGCTAAACGATACGGCTTGCTTGGATTAGCTGGTGTCGAACCAGATGAAGAAACTGACGATGACGCAACAGCTGCAAAAGTCGATGAAGAAAAAGCACACGATGACGCTGTGCGCGCAGAACGAAATGAAACAAATGAAAAAGTATCACGGCGAGATCTGGAGATCTATGCTGAACGAATAAAAGAAACAATACAATATGCAAAGGAAACCTGGCAGCTTAAAAAAATACCACAGGACTTTGCAAACGAACTTGAGGCAATCAAAAAATACGGCGGCGACCTGGGTGGAGAAATATCAGCGTATCACAAAATGCGCTGGGATCAATTAAATGACGGAGGTAGAAGAACATAAATGCCGCACTTTAGTAAAGCCACACACCGATTCAATGTGCCAATAACTTCTGACAAAGAATATCGAGTAACGGCTTGGATTAACTATAAAACTAATTGGGATGACAACGTCAAAAGATACGAACCAATGACCGATGATCAAAAACAAAAATGTGAGGAAATGTTTCGACAGTTTCAAGCATCGGGCTGTGAGATCTCTGTCACCCTATCGCAACGCACCGATGACACTGATGAATTTGGAAACCCAGATGTTAGAAAATTTCCAAAGGTTGGTGCGTTCACTCTTTACACAAGAAAATCTGCCGCACCAAAACACGTTAGTGAAAGTATTGCTGTGGATACATCGACAGCACCAGCGTCCACCGCAAAGAATGATGATGACTATGTGGAGATACTGTGATGGCTGATGGAAATCTTTTGACAGTAGCACAAGCAGCTGTGCGCTTGTTTGGGAGTGATGATCGAGCGAACTATGTCAGAACGCTGCATCTCGTAAACTCAGGAAAAATTCATCACTTAAAAATTGGACGTAAGATATTAATTAATCGAGAAGTGATTGACCAGGTGGGCAAGCCACCTAGTCACAATCAAGCATCTTAGAAAACATTGGCAAAGTGTTGGACGAGTTTGTCAGAGGCATACTCGTCTTCTTTGTTTTCATCTAACCAGTGGCCGTATGTTGTTTGGGTAACCTTGATGGTTTCGTGTCCCATGTAGTTTTTGACACGCCACAAATCGTCAGGAAAAGCCTGGAGAATTTTAGACGCATAGAAGTGTCTCAACTCATGCCAAGTCACATGCTTAACACCAGCCTTACGACATGCCCTACCGATGGCGTACAAAAACTTTTCTCCGTGTAAGGGTGTGCCAACTTTTGATGGAAACACATAGGCATCAGGATCGTTTGGCCGACCCTGTTGTAAAAACAATTCACGCAACTCTTTTGCTAACTCTGGGTGTAATG